CCTGCCACATCGTCAGATAATGCATAAGAATAATGATAAATGCCGATTTTCAGCCCTGCTTTTAAAGCGCCATTCACATTATCGTAAAACTGGCTGTCTAAGTGTCCTTTACCATAGCCGATGCGGATGATGGCAAATTCAAAACCTGCCGCTTTTACAGCGCCCCAGTCTACCACTCCATTATTTTCAGATACGTCTATTCCCTTCATTGTTTGCCGCTCCTTTCTCCGCTGCGTCGGAATCACCATTCCGATTTTTATTCACTGAAAAAACTGATATAAAAGTAACAGCCCCGACTACTGCCGGAGCTGCATACTCTTTGAAAAATGTAATCAACTGTGCCGTATTAGCTGTGCCTGTTCGGTAAAAATCATGTATCCATGCCGCGATTACCATAAAAAACAGAATCAGAAGTCCGGCTCCGTAAAGATAAACCACTTTTAAAGATGTGTTCGCACGTCTTGAAATACGCGGAACATATCGCGTCCATAGTCCTTTAATTTTATCCATCATGATTAATTGTCCTTTTGAATATGAAGGCGTCTAAGTTCTTCCATAATCGCTGTCCCTGTACCGTTGCCGCCTAAACCGTGATAAGCCTCATACATAGTAGACGCTCGTTCCAATTCTGTATATGTGATGGCATTTCGCTTTACGGCACAGGCATGAATACTGATAAGCCTATCCTTGAGAAGCGCTCTGACGCCGTCCTCTGTCTTTTCCCTATTTTCTTGCAGGCCTTTAGCTTTATTCCAAAGAAAGCCTACAGCCATTGAAAGTGCCACATATACAATGTTGCTTGCGATCGGAAGCAGTGCATGAAAAAGTTCCTGTTCCAATTATTTAATACTCTCCTTTCCTAATGCTTTTCTTGCAATTCGGACTTGCGACATTTGTATTTCATCCAGCCTCTTTCGTTTAGCTTCACTGGATAAATTACTTTTCATGACTGCCTTTTTTGCTTGATTAATATTCTGAAAAGCTTTCACTGCATTCTTCATCTGTTCAAACTCTCGCGGATCGAATCCGTCCATCTGCTTATGCAGTTCCCGTCCTGCATTGAACAGTTTCAACTGCCTATCATATGCATCATAAACTTCCTGCACGCTTTCACTGCTGGAATAAGGTGTGGCAGTAAATCCACGAATCCCCGGCTGTTCCGTCCATCTCTTTGCCGGACGTGTTTCATCCAGTCCGACCATTCCGTCTGTAAACGTCAACCCCAGCCCGGCAAGGCTGCCGCCGTATCCGCGAATGGTATTATCTACCTTGCGGGGAGAAATACCGAACGTTTCGCCAATCTTTCTGCCGACTGCCGATGTGTAAGGGCCATACTGCAGTTCAGGGATTGTATTCTGCTGGCTTTGCGGTACGATATCGCGCCCCATAAAGATGGAATGATTGGTCATTGCTTCAATAGCCGGCACTAATGCAGTCGGCAGGAATGATGGAGCCATAGAATCAAGTACAGAGCCGGCAAGGCCTTTGAATCCCGCTCCCTTTTGTTTCCTTTTTTTGTCATAATCCCACTGCAGCATGCGTTCCGGTACCGTTCCAAAAAGAATTCCCAGTTCAAAGGGTTTGGGAATTTTAATCAGAATGTCTTTCGTAGGGATAATCCAGAAAATATCTTTCTGCCATTGTGGTAACTCCTGATACCGTGGATCGTCCTTGTTGAGTTCCCAGAGCAGGACTGACGGCAAGGTAATCCACATAGCCGTTTTTACCGTCATATCCAGTGGATTAGCTTTCCATTCGCGGAACATCTTATCCGTCCCCTGAATGGCTGCATTGAAAAATGCAATCGTCTTATTCAGTGATTTTGTATGAGAACCTATTCGTGAAAAGTCCAGCGTCACATCACGACTTTCAAGCGCCGCTTCTTGAATACTGCCCGGATTTCGCTTTCTGCTGAACAGCCGATTTCCGATACCTGTATACCCTTTCCGGACATTATGAAATTCCGCCAAGCGTGTAGCCATTTCTGTGGCTTCGGACAGTCCGCGCAGTATTTCAATAGGATTTGTGGTTACCATCTTTTTGACGCTTGGCCGCTGCAACAAGTCTCTCATCTGTCCGGAAAGGTAATTCCTATCAAGAGAAACAAGATTAGCCTGTGCCGCGCCTGATCGCATGTATTCCCAGTAAGTTTCACCTTTCTGCAGATACAGCCCTAACCCTTTAAGGGTATCCACCACCGGGATAAATCCGTGCTTAGAGTAGATCGTAGCGGAAATCATGTCGCGTACGGGGTTACGCAGAATAAATTCCGGCCCCAGCGTCGCCCCGGCACGGAGCCATTTTGCCGGATAAGAAAGAAGCTTTGTAAACATGTTCGCGCCTTCTGGGTTCAGCATTTTAAATGCCTGATACAACTCAGGCGTTGTGTTGTAAACGACTTTCTTTCCGTTTTCCCAAACGCTGAAACTATGATCCGTTACTTTTGCAGCACCGGACACTTTTTCAATCAATGCTCCCATACCGTCGACATTCGCCAGTTTTACAATAGACTGCCCGACTTTATTCCGTTCGATGGCGCTCATTATTGAGAAAGTATTCCGGATTATTCCTTCCAATGGGTCTACCACGTCCAAAGTGCTGCCGCGCATTTTCTTTGTGACAGCCCCCACATTGGCAAATCCTTTTCCTGTTCCATTTCTTTGTGCTTCTGCAGCTTCATAAAATTCACGGAAGAAAGGTACATAATGCGGATATTTATTCTTCATAGCCATTGCGGCCTTTACCGATAACATACCGGCATCTACAGCATTTGCAAGCAGGAAATCATTATATCTGTGGATTTCCGCAGCAGCTTTCGCAAAAACAGGATTCCTCTCATAATGCTTGATGACGTCAAAACATTCTGATTTTGTAAATCTCGTAATCAGTGGTGTTTCATCTCGCGGTAAGAATGTATTCCAGTGGTTCATATCCAATTCGCGTAATGCGGTCAGATATGTAGAAAAATCTTTCAGCTGATTATCCGGGATTTTTCGGATAATATCCTTAAAAGCAGGTATTTTATGCTTGGGCGAACCATTCTGCAGAAGTGCTTCTGCTTTGCCTGCCCATCCGCGCGCAAGCCACGCCTGCTTAAATGCGTTTTCTTCTACTCTTAACTTTCTTCCTGCGCGTTTTTCCACTTCAATGATAAGTTCTTCTAACGGATGAAGCTCATCCACCAGTGTAGTATACGGTTCATGATAAACTTTCCGCGCGACTTCCTTAGAATCCTTGAAGAATTTTATCGTTTTCTGCAGCAGATTTTCTTTACCGCCAAAAGAAACAGACCCTTTCATCTGTTCCCAGACCGGCTGCGCATACCACTGATGACCGACATAAGACAATTTATCTACTGCCGCATGCAGTTCTTTATCACCTTCCAGTATCTGCTTAAATTCTTTGTAAAACGTCGGGAATTCAGCAGCTGCTTTCTTTCTGCTTGTGACGTAATCATGGAAAAATTCAGCAATCCCTTCCTTTCGGATGGTTTTTATACCGCCCTTATTGTAGGCATTTCCGAAACGTTTATGGATAACATTAGAAAATTCCGTATCAAAACCGGGACGATTGCTGAATTTAAACCTTGCATCCACATAGTGGCCAAGTTCATGCATAACAGTTCGAGGATCCCCGAATGTTCTTGTTCGTATAATGTCCGTTTTAGGGTTATACCAGCCGTTAGTGCCCTTCTTGCCGACACGCCCCTTCTTGATAGTAGCGCCGAAAATACTATTTACATCATCAAGAATTTGTTTGCGTGAAATCGTCTCTCCCTGCCATGTGGTCAAGTCATTACCGGCCGCCTCCTCAAGCGGTCTTGCCATAAATGATCGTTCATCACCCGGCAATTTTACTTTTCCTACTTCTTCTGCTACAATAGAGTTGCCAGATGGGTGGAGCTGGGTATCCGGCGTTGAACCCCTATCACTGGAGGGTTGCAGAGGATACCCTGACTGACGACCTCGAATATTTTCGCCGACGTAAATTAATTCGTCGGCGTTTTTTATATCCCTTGAAAGCTGATTAATAGCATTGTTGCGATGTCTTGGCTTATCCATAGCCGTACTTGAAGAGATAATTTTCCCTTTATCGGTTTTATCCATGCTGACCGCTATTTGATGTAACAAATTATCTTTCCCGCGCCATAGATTCACATAGAGTTTTCTTCCGTTCTTTTGCTTAAGAATAAAATCCGGATTTTGAACAGTATCTTTTATCAACCCGGTTGCAAATGCCCGGCTGTCAGAAATAGACATATTCTCGCCATGTCCGGAAGTAAAAGCTTTAACTGCGTCATCTACTGCATTTTTGTTTTCTTTGTCAAAAATAACTCTTACTTTTTCTCCCATCGGATCGTCTATTCCGTCAGCAAGTTTAAGCGTTTCCTGACGTGCATATTCAAACTTCTGTTTTTCCGGTAAATCTTTGAATGCGCTATATTCCGTTTCGTCATATGTACGGAATACTTCCTTAGGAATAGTTCCATTTTTGATATGATCGGATAATTCTTCCGGAGTAATATCTTTCACCGGATCCTTCATGAAATTTAAATTTGCTTCTTCCGGCGCGGCTTGTTTCACATCTTCCGCAAAATCATTGAGCCCGTTCTGCATGGGACGCTGCATCGGACGGACACTGCGGCCATCATAGACTTCTCTGGCCACCTGCTGGCGGTATGCGTCATTGGCCACTGCCGGATCCGGACGTTCATACTGTTCGCGGACAATATGCGCCGCTTCTTCCGGAGTGATATTCGGATTTTTGCGGAGTGCTTCAAAAGCCGCCCGTTCTGTAGTATTCATCTCTTCGGAGATAAAATCTACCTGTGTACGCCAATCTTTGGGATCCAGTCCGTTTTCCCGGGCAAATTGCTCTAAATGTGCCTTTCTATCGCCTGTCCACTGCACCAGCCCGTGGGAATTATATCCATCTTTTGAAAGCGCTTCTGTATCAAACATGGATTCCTGCGCAATATTTCCGGTAATCCCTGCCGCTTCGGAATCGGTAAATCCATTCTGACGGAGACGGTTATAAACATCTGTTTTTATATCTCCCGTTTCACCGTATTCAGGCGGCAGGTTTGTTTCTTTAAGTGCCTGTGTACCCATCTCTGTATCACGGACTAAATCGTCAAAACCTGTTTCTCCGCCACGTTTAAAAGAATCAAAAAAACGACCTTTCGCATTAGCAAGGCCGTTCTTTACCGGATCAATAACATGTTCATTAAACGGTTCCGTTATATGTTCGCGGATAGGCTCGCTGATACTTTTAGGCGTTGCTTTTTTTATGCCTTTGGCCGCTCCGTGAATAATAGCCCCCGGCAAGAATACTTTATCCCACGCTTCAAGCGGATTATCAACAAGGCTCTGTACATATTCTCCGGGATTAGTAACCGCCTCTTTAACGGGATTAATGACCGGATCCAAAAGAGCCCCTTTTGCCGTGCTGATAACAGGCGTGCCATCATCGTTTGCAATGTTCTGGTCATAAGTCTGCATCGTAGAATCGACAAGAGTCGGGACAGCTAAAGCACCGCCTGCCATGCGGACAATGCCGGGCATACCGGGTGTGATGGCGGCGTATCCGGCAGGTTTGCCTACCAGTTCATTGTAGACATTCATTTTCGCCCGGTTATAATTTTCGCCCTCAAAGCCTTGTGTCGGGTCTTCCATATTGATTGATTCCCCGTTTTTATATGCCGCAAAAGCACGCTCTCCGGCCGCTGTAATTTCATTGCCATAATTTTCTATGGCTTTGCCGGCATTAGCCGCGTAGTCAGAAAGAGTGTTCAGCACATTGGCTTTCGTCTTCTCCCATTGTGCTTTGCGTGCCGCACGCCCTTCTTCATAGGATTCATCTATGCTATTTAAAAAGCCTTTGGCCTTATCAAGCAAAGACGAATCCTGCGGCGGCTGATTCTTGAATTCATCAAAATATCTTTCACCGCCAGTATTACCGCCAGCGCGCTGAAATTCATCAAAATAACCCATATTTTACCTCTTTACGGTACCCATGCTGCATAGAAACCGAGTCCTTCGTTTCGTAATGCCTGCTGTACTTCTTCTTTGGACATATGCTGCCGCATTTCCATGATTTTATTACTGAGACCTTGCTCATCATTCACAAGCTGTTTCTGCCCGCCTGTTATATCTCCCGGCTGTCCGGGCTGCTGCAAGCCTAAAACCTGTTGCAGCTGTGCATAATAAGGAGATTTTGCGGGATCGAAATCATCATCATACATATGTTGCTTCTCGTACATCTGCTGCAAGTGACTTAGCTGTGAAATAATCTGTGAATTGTACCCGCTCGTTCCGGGCCCTTGCACTTCTCTTGCCGTACCAGGAATAACCTGCCCGCTTCTGACATCAAATAATCCGCCGCCGGTATTCACATAAAAACGTCGCGGATCTTGCGGCGGTGCATAATTCCCCATCTGCTGTACGGCTCCCGTGTCGCCGTTAATAGCGACAAGCTGGCCGTTTGGCATCGTCTTATAAGAAATATTCGGTTTATCTAGGGAGTTGATATTGTTCAGTGTATTCATATCAATCTGCGGAAGTCCCAGCTGCTGGGCACGGTAATTATAAGCGGCAATCCGCGGAGCCATTGCTTTAAGCTTTTTAGGATCATAGCCACTGACCGTTTCATTCCCGTCTCCGTCTGTCGTATAAACAAGCTGATTCAAGATGTCCTGCCTTGCCGGCTCAAGCACGCTATCCTGATAAGCGCTAAGCTGTTTACCATATTCTTCTGCTGTGTCATTTTCGAGCATTTCTTTTGCCATACGCGCTGCTTCCTGCTGACCGTAACCACTCTTGATAAAGCTGACATACGCCGCCCCGGCTTTATTCCTAAGTGATTGCTTTATCTGACTCCTATCAGGGGCACTTGGCTGCGTTTGTGTTTGTGGCTGCGCCTGCTGCATATTCAGCTGATAATGAGGCGCCGCCTGTTCCAATGCGTCCTGCATTGCAAGCATTGAAACTTGCAAAGGCTGTATCCCGGCAGTGTTAATCTTGAAATGGGGCATTGCTTTTTCAAGACCGTCCTGCGCAAAAAGGCCGCTGCCCATTTGTGGAGTCTGCGGCTGTGTCAATTGAGACAAAAGTCCCGGGGACTGTTCATCTTGATAGCCACCGAAAACCTTTGTTGCATAATCTTTAGCATTACGAGTATCCTGTATTTTCTGCAGACGGTTTGCTGCCCACAGCCCCGCCAGATTCCCAATCTGATCCCATGGTGATTTATCTTGTACATAGATAACACTCATGATTATTTACCCGCTTTCTTAGTAACCGTCTTTCTTCTTGTTGCCGTTTTTTTAGCTGCCGACTTTTTCTCTGTTTCATTCTTTGTTTCTGCAGGTTGTTCTTTCTCCGAAGCAGGCTCTTCTGTCGGTTCCTTTACAGAAACAACGTTAACCGCCTCTGCAGGGATAATGTCTCCATCCGGTTCATTTGCTGTCTTGTCAGCTTCCGTCAACCCTTCTGCAAGAATGCCGTTTGCATAGAACATGTTATCTCCGGTCAACTCCAATTCATAAACCTTTTCTTTTTTACCGGTAGCAATAATTGCTGTAATCGGCTCGAATCCGTTTACCGTCATGACACTGTCACCATCGGAAAGTTCGGATAAATGTTTATTTCCATCAGGCGTCATGAATACTTCCGTTTGCGTGGTTTCTACTGCAAAAGACGGAGTATTGAGTTCATAAATATCCGCTTCACCCATATCATGAAGTTCTTGTACCTCATTCACTGCGCCAAGAGAAATAACCTGATCACCAAACGTCATCCGTTCGATAGCAACTGCACCTTCCGGCGTTGAAATTTCTGTTCCGGCTACAAAGCATGCTAAATAACTTCCTAATCCGCTCATAAGACCTCCAAAAAATCCGCCACTCCCCTGCCGGACAATTGTCTGTCCCGGGGTGGCTACACTGTAACGTTGTTGTGATAATTGAGATAATAATCCTTGCGTCGGTGCATTTTGCCCCGTGGCCATAGCCAAGTACTTCATTGGCGTATTGATAGCCGCTTCCTGTGCCGTTGCCGCCGTCTGAATCGGATCCATAGCCATCTGTTGTGACTGGTTCGCCAGCTGTGATAAAGTAGACAGCCCCTGCATTCTGTTATTGAAATTTGTGTTGCTCAAATCAGATTGCTGTCCGTAGCCGGAAAGCTGGTTTTTGAACATATCACCTAAAAGACCAGCCTTACCATTGATTCCTGCAAGCTGATTGTGATATGCCTGCCCTGCCAACCCCGCGGCCGTCTGCATATCATTCCCATACTGTGCTGCCAAAGTGTTGGACGCGTTGCGTGAAATGTCATTGAATGCACTGTCCGCCTGTGAAGAATTGATAATTCCCCTGCTGGCCAGCCCAGACAATGTATTTCCGACCGTATTAGTCAAATCACTTTGCAAGGCCTTCTGCCGGTTTTCTGAATAAGAAGACGGCAGCACGCCATTCAACAGGCCTTGCATAGCAGTATTATTGTTCTGCATGGCCGCGTTATACTCAGACGCCAATTCTTTGTTTCCCTGCGACATCGACTGAATCGCATTCCCAAGTAAGCCCGAGAAACGATTATTAGCTGCCGCGTTGGCGTCTGTATTTGCGTTCACTTGAGGAATCAGTCCCTGCACCAACTGATTGTTAGCAGTTGTCTGGTTCTGCGCCCGGTCATACAGCGTCTGCCAGTTCGGATTCGGCGTGACCTGCTGGCTGCTTAAAGCCTGATTTGCCATGTTGAGTAAATTCTGTGCCACCGGCTGTGTGGTCTGTGCCCATTTTAGCTGCTCGCCGAGTAACCCCTTTTCCTCATCGGACATTTTGGGAACCTGTGGATCCGTAGTTGTTATCTTTGTTCCCTTTTTCCCGAAAAGCTGTAAATCAAATAAAAGCATGCAATCTCCTTTCTAATGTAAATTTTCAATTGTGCCGGTCAGCACATAGTAATGACGTCCTTCGTAATCATAATCATGTTCCGGATGGTGTACCATTTTCCATCGCCTGATATGTCCTTTCGGATTGCGTGTCGTCATTGTCACAATATCTTTCACGTCATTAAGTATCATCACCTCTCGGATATAATCGGTCATTTTATGAAATCTGCCGTACGTTTCAAGAATCTGGAAATAAATTACACCTTCATGTTTTATCAACTGCCAGAAAAGAAATCCTATATTCGGGAAAAATTTGAAATGAGTTCCATGTTTATCATGAAAATCATCATCAAAAAAGAACCCATCAAAACTAATAGATTCCCCCGTAATGCGTTCATAGTCTTTTATCATTTCTTTCAGGTTTGATAAGTGCATATTGCGTCCTTTAATTATGATTGGTATAAAGCAACCATTGCGATTTTTGTGTTGTTTTAACATTATAACGGATGATTAAATCACCACCGGTTCTGATGTATAGTCTCGCGTCAAGATAATCATCACCGATGTACTCTTGTTCTTTTCGTATATATGTACGCTTACCGACTTTTTCTTTCCAGGTTTCCCCTGTGTAATAACACATATACCAATGATCCCCCTCGCTCACAGAGATTTTATACTCACGCCCGGGAACGACATCAATATAATGCGGTTTATTTCTGTTCCCGTCCAGCTCTATCCTTGTTATACCATCAGGGCAAACCCACGAAGTTTCCCGAGATCCATTTGGATAAACCCCCGATGGATACGGCTCAAACCGAAGCTCCGCAAGTGTAGCCGGGGTAGCAGATAGTGTGACATCATTGTTAATCAATGTTCCCGATGTCGCACTAAGCGTGCCAGGATTATAACCGGATATCCCTTCTACTTTTGCTGTCCATTTTGTGCCATAAGGGAACCACTTTGTGCCGCTTGTCCACGTTATCCCATTAGCAGTACATGTAATTGTTTGATTTTCAGAAGGCGTTATTGTAATTTTAAATTCCCCATGCTGTGTAACCTTATAGACGTTATTATTTAACTTGACACGCATTGGTGTATCACCGCCCGCGGCCCCGTTTTGTAAGCAAGTACTTAAACGAAAAAACTCTGACTGTGTTCCTGTGACTATTTTTTTACAGAGATTTGTTTGCATTCCTGTCTCTTGTGATGACGTATATAGGTCAACAGGATATGTAGTGTTGCCCTTCTTGCAGTACATTTTTAAAACTGAAAGACCCATTTCGCTATCCTCACTCTATCCAAAACTCAGCCTTATTCGGGAATATGATATGACCATCGGGGGTTATTTGAAAGTGTTGTGCTTCCTGATCTGTTGTAGCTGTATCAGCTATATAGGTAAAAAAGAGCGCTTCGGTGTCATATGTTCCTAACACCCACGTTCCCTGAGGTGTTTTCATGCTTGTACATGCCTGATACGCTTGTATGTCGTCACGTCGTGTCTGAATAACTGCTCTTGTTCGCCCATTTAAAAAAGAAGAAGGATTTTTGTATACAAGCGCCCCAGTCATCGTGCCACCCGATTTTTTCATATACGTGTTTTCGATATTATTTCCGGTGGCATCCTTATCTGCTTTATCAGCATTCGGAACAGAGCCCTTAACACTAATCGTTATATTCTTTTCTTTGGAATCTACAGTAAATTCTATGTTGTCACCTGCGATTAATCCAAGCACAGCCTGTTTCACAGCCGCAACAAGTTCTTTGTCACCAATTTTTACTTTAGAAAATGCGTTTTGATTAACTTCTGCTTTGTCTTCAATACCGGACAGCTTTTCTTTTTCAGCATCCGTCATTTCTACCGCTGCCGCATTATTCATATATTCAATCTTTGTTACGCTGGTTGCATTCGTCGTTACCACTGCAACAAAAACTCTTACGACTGCTTTCCATTCTGTACCATTGTAGTAATACATCTTCTGCTCAAGTGTGTTGAAAACATGAGTGTTTGTGGCAATGCCGGATGGCAAAGAAGCAGAAAATACCGGTTTTGTTGTTGCGCTCCCGTAAGACAAAGCACTTGCGTTATTTCGTTCTACAAACAGATAGCTTGTTGTATTAATCGGCAACGTCCATGCACTGATTTTCTTATCAATTCTTTCTACATAATCTTTCGCGCCGTTTTCATTAAAGCCGTCTGCCAGCGTTAAAACAACAGGTATTGTACTTCCGTCAATAATGACCGACAATCCATCGCCGGAAAGGAAGCTATACTTCCCGCCGCTGTTTTTCCCGTATAAAATGCGCTGCCGAAGACCGCTCCCACCACTTTTCGACCGTGCGGAAAGCGCATCCCCAATCGTCTTGATTTCTTCCCTATTCTTTAGTACAGCTTCTTTCGTGCTGTCTCCTTGCGGCGTCGGGTTCAAAGGATATTTTTCCGTATAAGGCATTTAAACCTCCTCGTAAGTATAATCAAACTGCCGCAAAGCGATAGCGCCCTTGGCAACAAATATTTTTATCTGCAGATGGCGGTTCGCTCCGCCGCCGATCTTATTTACTTTCGTATACTCATTGCTATTCAGCCTGCCGGTTGCGTTAATCAACTTTTCATTCGCATAGTATAACTTTGTACCGGCCGCTTTGAATGTAACAGGTTTTGCCCGTTTATCGCTAATCGTAATACTGCCATAACCTTCGATACGGTTGCTTGATACGAAATTATAAGAGAATAGCAGTAAGAACAGTCTTTGCGCCAATCTGTTCCCTGAAACAATCGACGTCGTAATCTGTTCTCCGTCATCAGTATCTATACTTGAATCAAGAATGCCTATTTTATTACCATAGGCAATATAGACATCCTTGCTGACTGTCAACACATCATGCAGATTATGAACGAAAGACCTTGACGTGAATACACCGCGTCCGTCCTCGTACCGCGGCAGATAATGATAAATAAATATATCCTGATTTCTCCCGGGTTTAATCCACAGCTGTTTTCTTCCAGGAACATGCCACATCCGGGCTTGCTCTGAGGTAATCGTCATCAGTTGTGCATTAATATTAAGACCCACTTCGAACGGCTGAATATTCGCATACGTATTTGTCGGAACAAAACTCATCAGCCCCGCATCACCCAAATAATAACTTCGGTCATCAATGCTGATAGAACTGCCGCAGCACAAAGCCGTTTCAGAAAGAGGATAAACAGCAAGTGTCTTCTCGTGGGGATTACCCACAACTTGATATGCCCTACCGTATTCTTTATATACAATGATTGCCTTTGACAAGAAATCAATAGATACAATACAGCCGGGATCTTTATAACCAACTTCTACATATTGCGCCGATGACGCGTCGTTCGTGTTCGTTGTCCATGATTTATAATCTCCGACAGCTGACCATGTGATACGGTGTCCATAGATTGACGCTACTATGACAGATCCAGAATGGCTGCTCACAAATTCGCAAGTCGGACTTTCGTCCACAGTAGACAATACGCCAGTACCAGAAACAGCCTGCAGCTTACCGCCGGACGCAATCAATATATCATGGTCAAAAGCGTGGTATTTCGGAGTGCTGTTACCGGTTAATGTTCCCAGCCGGGTGACCGTCACAAAATCAGCTGTTTTATACAAATCATGGTTACATGAAAAGTAATACTGATGGCGGTAATTGTCATAATACAAACTTTCAATATTCGCCGTTCCCGTATAAATTATTTTCACGCCCGGCACTGTTTGAAGCGCGCCGTCCGTCGGGCTGTATTCGCAGTTTATTGCCTGCGTCAAACTCTGCAAATCAATACTTTCTGCCGGCTTGCTCCAGTCCAAACCTAACCTAAAACCGTTCGTCGAAGCAAAGAAACGTTCTCCCATATCAGCGCCCTCTTGCCGCTTGGATTGCCGATGTCAGATCAGCGATGAACGCTTTATCCGCATTGGCATAATCCAGCATTAATGATTTCTTCTTGACAAGAAACGAAACCAACTGTACCAAAATGAAATGGAAGATTTCGCTGAATGGAATTGAATCAGTTTCATCCGATACATGCGGCTTTTTCACAGCGTAAAATACATCATTGACAGTCTTTCCACCGTACGTCTGGAAAGACCCGTTCACAATGCGGACCGGATATCCCGCCGCCGGCACAAACGCTGTAAAATCACCGGGTACCGGATTATTATTAGTTATATCCATAGACCTTACCACTTCCCTGTCTTTCATCGGGATAAGCGCCATAGTCAAATAATCAATAGCCGCATTAATATAAGGGATATATTCCGTGCTATTATCTAAGATTTCATTCGTATCCAGATTAATCATCGTAATCAATTCGCCTACTGTCATACGGCCAGTACCCCCCTGCTATGAAACCACCTTCATCGTCCATTTGGCGCGCTATTTCAGAGACTTCATTTTCCCAGTTCGATACAAACGATAAATCCGCTTTCAGGATGCGTGCCACCATGTAATTGACGAGCATACTTTCCATTTCTGACGGATAACCGCTGTTGTCACTCATGTCTTTGTAATCTGCAGACGGGATATATACTACAATTAATCCGCGTTGGTTTTTATCTTTTGCCGTTACCAGCTGATGGGCGGTTAAATCGTAATCAATATCATTCCCCTTTGCATCTTTCACCGAAAGAATGCGGAGTGCCATTTTTGATAATTCCACATCCGGACGCAGTTGGTGTCCGTTTTCAGTTTTGCTCACTATATCCGGAATATACCGCGCTATAAGCTTATGCAGAATATGATTGCCTTCGTTATAAAACTCCAGAAACTGATACGGCGTATAATTCACCTGCGACGTATCGCCCACCTGCATATACGCACGGTTAATCAAATCTCTTACTGTCATAGTTACTCCTTAAGAAAAGGAAAGAGGGCTGTAAAAAGCCCTCACCTCATCTCCATTGAAATTACTCTACAGCACCGCCGGTCATGACCTGAATCACGCCATAATCTTTGCTGTTGTAGATTGACTTGACAATGCCGCCGTAGAACGCGATACCGCTCCCCTGCAAGTTGCCGTAATCGTCCTCATCGTGGATGAAACGTGCTTCACGAGCCACAGCGAAGCATGCCGCCTGCTGCCCTAAAAGCAAATTGTGAACAACGTTTGCAGAAGACGCACCCGTGGTCGTGTTCATGACACGTTCATATTCATACAGAACGACGCCGTCATATTCGCCGAGCGCTCCGGTGAAAATCGGGTTTTTGCTGCCGCGGATTGCCGCGTTCTGCTGTGCCGCCTGCCATACCGGATCTGCTTTCAAGTCACGCGCTGCCCACGTGCCGACAAGCATGATGTATTTCTCCTGCCCGTCAACTTTAATCGGTTTCACCTTCGGCTCATGCATCATCGCTTTCCGTTTCGCACGGCTGATCACAGCACAAGTCAGCTTGTCATTAGCCGTCAAAGAAACCTCTGTTCCCGCCGTAGACGCGATAAGACGTTCGCCAGCTGTGGGGTTAACCGTCAAAGACTTTATAAGAGAATTATCTTTCCAGTCAGAAAGCCACTGCGTAAGTGCACTCTTAATCATCGGCAGGTTTGCATAAGGGGATTTCTGATCATCCGCTTCAAAACGTTTTACCGCATTTCTGATAAGCGTCGTATCTACGCCGAAATCATACACCTTAAGCTCCTCTTCGTTGCCCTTGAGTGTATTGTTGCCAGTTACACCAGCTCCCTTCAGGTTCATCATCAACCCGAAATAAACCTTATCACCCTTAGCATTCTTAAGATCTTTATTCGCATGAACGACATTGTCCCCGCTGGTTGATGTAAACTTATCAAAATAAGAAGCTTTCAAGCCTTCCTTCCATACCTTTTTCGTCCAGATCTTGGGAACTAAATTTACAGGAATTTTAAATTCGTTTGCCATATTTCATTCTCCTTTTTGTAAAATAATTAATCACCGCAGAGGTCATCAATCTGCTTTCTAATTTCCGCCGGAAGCTCGTTTTCACGACCTTCTTCTACATACTTGAGGATTTCTTCCTCAGACAGTTTCGCGCCGGTCGGAGCGCCGCCGTTTAACGCGCTTGCTTTCGGCAGTGTTTTAGCCGTTTCGAGCGGATTTTGTGCAGGCGCAGTCATCGACGATTTTACCTTTTCGGCGAAATCACGAATAATTTTGAAATCTTCACTCGTACCTATCCCCTGATCCAGTCGCGCAAATGCTGCATCAATCGGGGCGGCGTCTTTTCGCGTCATGCCGTCCAGCATTTCAGCGCCTTTCTGCCATAATTCGCTGATATTCGGAATAGCCCTAAGCTCTCCAATAAACGCTACATTTTGCTGATATACAGCCTGTGCCTCTTCTTGCTGGCGCGTCATCTGATATTCAATCCGTGCCTGTTCATGAAGCAGTTCCTGATACTTTTGTGCATCTGTAAACATCAAATCAGACGCGTCGTCAATCTTGAGCCGACGTGCGGCTTCCTGCTGCGCATAACTCTTAATTTGATTCAAATCTTCCGGAGATAATACCGGTTTCTGTGACATGCTCATCTGTGAACGCAAAGTATTAGCCGCTTCTTCGGCCGCTTTCCTGCGAGCCCGTTCTTCTGCCAGCGCTTTCTTTAAATCGCCACCTGCCGGATTGTCTTCCGGTTCTTTTGGTTCGACTTCCATTTTAGGTTCCGATTCTGGATTAGGTTCAGTTTTCGTCTGCCCACCTGCCAGATTGTCTTCTGGTTCTTTTGCCGGTGCTTTACCCGCCGGAGTTGCCGGTTCCTGATTATCAAGACCTGCCTCTTTCAAATCTTCTGCATCAAACCCTAAATCTTCTGCGTTAAGCATTGCTTCATTCTCCATAATTATCTCCTTCTGCCGGTTTAACGACGTCGGCGGTCGAATGATTTTTTGTAGTTTACCGTCTCTTTTCGGACGAAAGAAAAAAGCCTTTTAACGTCGTTGCTTAGGACGATATATCAAGGCATTACTGCCCTAATAGCTGTGGTTGTTGTATCGGAATTTGCGGTTGCACCGGCGGAGCGATTGCACGCCCTTTCAGTGCTAATCTTTCCTGCATAATCTGCTGCGGCGGAATATTCACGCCGATAGACTGCAGCGCCGTTGACAGTGCTTCCGCCGGTAAATCCTCAATACTTGCGTTGACTTTAAAGTCCGGCATTTTCGGCTGTTCGGAAGCCTGCTGCATACGCTTCTTGACAGTTTCCTTTTCCGGGAAATCCATGAAATCAAGAATAATATCCATCGGAATATCGACGCCCGCTTTCTTTGCTTCAAGCAGCTGATACAGATTCGCCCGCCGTGCGGTAGCGCTTGCCTGCGATGTTGTGATCACAATGTCGAAATCAAAAGCGGACAAATCATACAGTACTTTCATAACCGGGTCGCCGTTTTCATCTGTTACTAGCATACCGTTCTGATCTACCGCTTGCTGTTCCTGAATGGCTTGACCTAACCCCGGCTGTATCCGCACAAACTCTTTTTTGCCGTCTTCGCCGAGGATCCGCATAACCTTGTCTTTGTTATAAAACTGCGGAATCAATCCCGGTGCGTAGGTGTCTCCCCATAAGAGTTTTACAATCTGCAGTTCCGCCTCTTTGGCTTTATCGAATATTTCAGCCGTCTGCACCGTGGTAACCGACTGACGAAGATCAATTGCCTTGCCGCTCATCGCCCCAATACTGCCGGACAGGCTCTCCGGAGTAATGCCTGAAATCGTGTAGAAATCACTGCTTGAGCGGTTTTCGAGTTCTATATTATTGACGGATTGTGCCGATGGAAGCCCATCGGTAAATGTCACGCCCGGCTTTAAGAAAATATTAGCGCCCGGCGTTGTAGACAGATTCCGAATTTCCCGTTTTTCTTTTTCATCAAACTGCGGTCCAGTCCAGAACCGGACACCGAGCGACTGCTGATTGACGATATGCATGCGCTGACTGCGGTTCTTGTTGAGTTCGCGCTGTGCGTCTTTTAGATCCCGCACAATGCCCGCCGGTTCCAATCCGTCATCTAAGTCCTCGCCGTAACCGGATAAGTAGCAATACTGCCGCACAAGTGGGAATTGATTGTGTTTGTATGGACTTTCGCCATCTTCAAGCAGCACTTCTCCACAAAACGTCGCATATCTGATTTTCGTAACCGAGATTTCTTCCGGTTCCGCTCCGGACATTAAAAAAGCCGAATATAAATCCGGCTGCGATTCATCGACGATCATTCCATCTGCAGAGAAAATTTTCTTCCGCGTGTACTCTTTGTACCAATATTGAACGACCCTTAATTTCTTTAAATCCCGCGAATACCAGAGCGGCTCCGTATTAACCGTTTCCAATTCGCTGTCGTCGTACTTGTGCGCAATCATGGTGATTTCATCCGCTTTATCCGGATAAACCTGTTTTAACTTCTCCGGATTTTCCCAACTATACCGGCCGCAGTAAAAAGCATCGGACAAATCATCTTCTTTGCACTCCGGATCCACAAATACATCGAACGGGCTGACGTTTTTGATCTGTATCCGACCATCCATCCGGGCGTAATCAAATTCATAACTGACCCAGTAATTTCCGACACCGCATATCACCGCGTCTTTGAACGCTTTTTTCTTAACGCTCTGATAATTCGTCTTGTCAAAAGTGTACTTTGTAATACCCTTGGCCACACGTGCTACCCGGTCATCTTCTTCCGAGCGCGGCAGAAAATCCGGCTCCGTTTCATTCTGCGCTGCATAGCCGGAAAGAAGATTAATAACCGGACGTATCCGGTTAATTGTAATGACCGGACGAGATTTCTGTTTCATTACTTTCAAATCCGCGTCTGTCCACTGTTTACCGCGCATGAAATCATAATCTTCTTTCGCGCTTTTGCGCCATTCACTGGTTAGCTGCAGTGCCTTTTTTACATTATTCCGCGCTTCAGATAAATCAAAACTCATTCGACAAGTTCTCCTTCAAACATCATTCCATACATCTGCCTAAGCTGCCATTCTGGCATCTGCGCTGCGAACGCCGCCAGCTCTTCATCGCTTTTCTTTGCCGGAATTAAAATCCCGTTCTCCATATGTTCACCGTACTCTGATTTGAGCACTCTATAAGCGTAATCTCTAAGCGCTCTGTCGCTCATTACACGCCCCATGCCGTCGGTTCATCCCCTTCCTCATCTTCATATCTGTATCCATCATTGAATGGCTTTTCTGCTTTTACCGGCTGAATCGGACGGCTCATCAGGTAATATCTGACGCTGTCGTAACTATGGTCTTCTTGCTGTGTATCTACATCTTCAACCTTGTGTTTATCGTACGTCAGAGCCGGCAGCGTCCGTATCAAGTGATAACACGTTTTGAATATCTTGAGCTTTCGTTCTTTCAGCCGTAAGTGCACCTGCATTTTCCCGGCCAATCTATCATTATCCGCCGGATACCACGGCACGCCTTCCGCTGTGAACACTTCTGCGATTGACGGCCCGTCATGACCTGTTTTCTGCCAAATTGCCGGATCTGCAATACCGAACTCACTGCCCAAATGTTTAATCTTCTGCGCGACTTCCCGCGCTGTTTCCTGCGTACCCGTGTTGACCGTTCCCGGCTTGCAGCCGTACCATTCGTTAATTACATAGACAACACCGTCATAATCGACTGCATATTCGTAGATTGCATACGGCTTGCTGTATCCCCAGTCCATCGATCGTCCACGCTGCCAGCTTTGTGGGATTCCAAACGGTTCAACAACGTGTATATCCGTCCTGAACTCTTCAAAAACCTGCCCTTCGAATATATTCCAGTCGCCTTCGCGATATGCTTTCCGGAGTTTATCCGGCAATGTATCCAGTGCATCGGAATAGCCCGCCGGTAAATACGGATTATCATCTATCCGCGCCTGAACGAAAGCAATTTTATTCGCAAAATCTTGCATTTCCGGCGGTATATTACGGTCAATGAATAAGCTTCTAACCCACATGTGTCCTTTGCCACCAGGGTTCGTTCCGGCAATCAGCTTAGGATCCTCAACACCGACCCAACGCAGACGCATACGTAAAAAATCAAAGACAGTCTGCTCATTCAGCGTCAATTCATCAATTGCGATGGCCGCAAACTCGGACGATAAATACTTTGACGGATTATCTAAGTTGCGGAAACATATCACTCCACTGCCGAATGCCGGATTCAGCGTAAATTCATGAGTCGCTTCTTTGTAACTGCCGAGCCAGTCCGGGAACTCCATTTTTATCTTTGACAACTGTCTATCCCGCAGTGCCGGGTAGTCTTCGCAAAACAGCCCGACGCGAATACCTTTTAATTTCAGATGCTTGTACCAGATGATCAGGAGATAAACCAGTTCCCAGCGCAAAATATACGATTTCCCGCCGCCTGCAGCACCACCATACAAGATGTATGTATTATCTTTGACCGTCCGCATAAATTCACGCTGTTTCGGCGTCGGATGAATAATGTCATTGACAAGATTAATCGTCTGCAATGTCATCATCTACCACCAAATTAATCCCGATGTTGCCAGATAATTCTTTCTCCTGCTTGTCGCGCCATTCCGGTTTTCGGTTCGTCAGCCAGAATACAATAGCTTTTACGTCCGGCGGTACATGCCGCGTCACACGCTTAGTTACTTTCATCACTGCTTTATTTCTTGCGTTTTTATCCGCAATCAGCTCCGATGTAGTCTCTATATAGTCATATCCTTTGGCTCTTTTTAAAAGCGCATTCTCTACTTCAATATCCACAACTTCTTTTCCGCGCGATAAAGCCTCGGAAAATTCGGGGTACTTCTTAATCCATGTGTACAATGTATCTTGATTAATTCCGATATTATGTGCAATCTGCTCATTACTTAATCCGTCTCGCGCCCATGCCTGCAAGCGCAAAAGATTATCCGGAAGAAGCCACTTTGCATACTTGCCTTTTGCGCCCACAGCAATCACCACCTTTTAGATAAACAAACAAAAAGCACGCACCCATGACCGAAGTACGTGCTTTCTTATTTCAGGGAGGAATTCCTGAACTTTTACACTATCATAATACCACATTTAAAAGTCGCATTTAGTCGCAACTTGTGTTTTTCGTGAAATTTCTTGAATCGCCCGGTCTCTCATTCTCATACATGTACTCCTGTCAAAATGATGATCCAGCGATATTTTCTCCCAAAGTATATTCATAAAATACCGGTCAATCATAATCGACTTTTGCTCTGGGTCGGAAAGCAAAGCAAGCAGCCTGAACCCTCTTGTAATCATATCTCCATACCTGTTGAGCTCTTTTATCCGCAGTTCTTCTGCTTGTGCCATCTTCTGCTCAAAAGCAATGACGATATCTGACAAATCGGAAGACACGCCGCCGTCTACCGGCTCCTTATCATATCTACAGCCTTTGAGTGAGAACAGATCCATTTCGTACTGCAGGCGGTACTGATTAAGAGAATCAATATGCTTCCTGCAGCGCCGAATTTCTTCAAAAAACGCTTCAACTTCACAGCGTACCCGCTTAGATTCACGATTCAAATTTGTCTTCGTTTTTTCATAAGTCGGATCTGGATTATGAAAAATGCCTGGTCGCATTCCGTTATTCATCATCTTCTCCTTTTAGCATTTTCAGTATTTCCTCTCTATGCATTCTTGCTGATTCCTCCGTTCTAAAACAATTCCCAGCACAACGGTTAAGACAATCAAACGTCAGATCTCTAAAATATCTCGCCTTGCTTATCCTTCCATCACGATGGATATAAAAATACAATTCCCCATCTACTATGCCAATTTTATCCATTTCAATCTACCATCCTCTATTCGTCTACAACCTCATAAGAATAATTGCATTGATTAAAAAATATGTCGCTTGCGGCTTCTTCAATATCCTCTTTCGTCCAGCTTTCATCAATCTTTGTTTCATCAACGGAATTACATCCTGCTTTTTCAAATCCGCTATGAAACCCGCCAATGCCGGCAAAGAAGTCTATGAATGTCATTCTCATTTAGTCGGCTCTCTCCACCTCTATCTCAATTCTCGGATTATCCCGATCGGTAAATACTTCCTGCGTCAAGTGCACATATTTCCTGCTGTCGTTTTGGATAAGCCCTATATCCTGCAGCGCATCAAGTATAAACTTTGCCGCGCTCATCACATTATCTTCATCCCGGCGCATATCCTTTTCGTAATATTCGATACGGATATTCACTTTTTCGGTAAACTTCCGCTCTTTTACCTGCGGCTGCAATATCAGAATAATCTGCCTCTGCGTTTTCTTCTTCACACCCGCTCCGGCGTACTTATTCAGCCGGTTGGCAGCAATCAAGTCATTCATGCAGGGAAGGCGCCCGGGTATTATGAGCTTCATACTCCACCGCCTAATCGAATCAAAACGTATGTCAGCGCTGCTAATATTCCGATAATAACGCACTGTATGAGCATCAGATATAGTTCAAACTGTCCGAAAAGATAATATTTATCCCCTCTGTCACTGTAAAGTTTCACTTCATGCTCCTCTCTCGTTGCCAAAAGTGGCAACGATGGTGATCAGGTTGTTCATTTTTCGTGCCTCCCTCCGTAAATCCGCTCTTCCTCATCGCGCAGCTTTCTTGCCGCTTTGTCAAGCTTGATAGCCGTGTACATAATCAAGACAATAAACACTACAACGCTTGCTACATCTATCACCGTATTCATTGCTATCACCCCTTAGATCAGATATAAACGTCTATTCTCCCGGATTCATAAGCCTTCCTTATATCGTCAAAAACGCTTCTCGCCTCTTCTTCCGTTTCGTATTCCAGCTCAAGCTGTTTGTACGTCCCGGGCATGTAGATGATAAGATTTTTCCCTTTCTGCTCAACGTAGGACGGATTCATTGCGATGATATCCTTTTCTTCTGACACAACCATAAATCGATTATTTCCCATGTATCAATCTCTCCTTTCTCAAACCTCATTTTTTCGCAGGCTTTCTCCTGCTTCTATAAGCAACCTGTTCGCATGCTTCAACCTGTCAAAAATCCGTGCCATATACCTCTGATTCATCTCTTCCGGTGTCTTATTCGTCGTAATAATTACCGGCAGGAGTTCGTTGTATCTCTTCGATATAATTGCATCGACCGCGTTCAGTACCCAGTCATTTTGATACTCCGCTCCCATGTCATCAAGAATCAGTAAGTCCGTTTCTTTTGTGCGTGTTCTCACCTCTTGTGAAAGATTATTCTGCAGAAGGCTGTCCATCAATTCCGGCATCGTGATGAAATACGCCCGGTTATAATCTTTCATGATCTCCTGCGCTATGGCGACCGCCATCGTGGTCTTCATACGTCCTACCGGTCCGGCGAAGATAAGCCCCTGCCCTTTTGCCTTGTGTACCTTGAAATTCTTAGCGTAATCTTTCGCGATGGCATAATGGCTTTTCAGCAGCTTGGAATCCGGTAATCCTTTTCTTTCAATGTTCTGAAACGTGCAAGCATGGTACCGCCTGCCTATTCCGGCTTTATACAGCCTATTCGTCCATTTTTTTCTTTCTTCTGCCGCCTCTTCCGCTTCCGTTTTTGGATTTTGCTCATTTAAGCGTCCATTGTTTTTGATAAATGTCTCCATTTTTTTCTGGAGAGCATCCATATCCTGTCCGATTCGTTCCATTGTCACCACCCGTCTTTGATGCCTTTCCATTCTTTCGGAGAGGCGATATGTCCATAGCTTCCTCCCGCTTTTTTCTGCTTCGGTCTTTTGAGCGGCCAGAACCCGAGCCATTGATTTTCAATTGACTGCTCTACAATGAGAGTGGCGTCCTCTATATTCCCGTTTGATAACTTCTTGAGTTGTGTCAGGTTCTTTTTAAGAGCCGTCGGTGATACAGAAGCTTTCCTCTGTTTCCTCATGTCCATCCACTTTTTGATTGATTTCTCCAGTCCGGGAGAAGAGGAAGAAAATGCTTTGGTGATTTCAGTTTTCGGAGAAGACGCTTTGTCCTCTACCTCTTCCTCTACCTCTTCCTCTACCTCTTCCTCTACCTTGTCGGATTTATTCCAGAGGTTATTCGATTTATCACGGAGGAAATCGGTATTTATTCCAGGGGAAATATTTTTGCATAGAAAATCCCCCGTGACCTTCACCGACTTTCTTTTCAGACGGGCTACTGCATCAAAGTAGCGCTGCTGAATACCGTGTGAAGTGAGAATTCCGTAATTCTGAAACATGTGGCTGTCAAAAAACTCAACTGAAACCGCCTTTCGAACGGTATCCTCTACTGCACCCTCGCTCACGCCGAATTGCTCAGCTATGAGGAATGCCAGATCGTTATCGTATTTCACGTAATACCCCTCTTCTCGAAAAATATTACAGAGCAACGCGATCAGTATCGGTATTGATTGATTGCCACAGTCCTTTTTTATCTTCCGGACCTTTACGCTTTCAAAGAAATCAACATCCAGTGTGAGATAGTCCAACCCTTGTTTAAGCTGGCGCCCCACGTTATCACCCCCTTTAAAGGTTTACAACGAAATTTACTCATTCCAGCGGATACAGAGTTCCGTCTACATACTCATAGATCCGGATTCCTTTTGCTTTTGAATAGCCGTATTCGGACATACAGCCGAGGCTATGCCGCCAATCGCCGGAAAGAATCAGCATATCGCACCGGGAAAGAAGCCTGAAATCATAGTAAAGAATTTCCGTTTCAGTCAAATTCTTGCTGTCTAAAAATGAATACGCATGAAGCGGGGAAATAATTGTCAAATTCGTGTAACGTCTCATGAGCCGCCACGTAATTTTTCCAGTATCCTCACGGTTCAGCTGCGGAGAAGTATACTGACCGGGAGAATGAGATGTGAAAGTGTAGGGATGAGCCAGATAGGCCATCCCACACTCCGTTCCCGGAAGAGGATTTCTCTTAATTTCTTCCATTAATTGATACCCCCTTTACCTATCCCACGGGGCAGGAATTGTCCCCTCTGTCTGCATGCCCGGAAGCGCTTGTGGGGAGGGAGTGGATCCCATAGGTGTACCGTAAGCAGGAGCTGCCTGCGTCTGCGGTGTACCAAATCGCGCAAAAGGACCGCCGTTCTCTCCCTGTTTCTCTTGGTCCGCTCTTGTTTCTACAAATTCAATCCCCGTCAAAACCGCCTGCAGGGCGGCTCGCGGCTGTCCTGACTGGTTCTCGTACGCTCTTGCTTCAATGTTTCGCACATGGCAGACAATACGATTCCCTTTTTGAAAATATTGCTGAATAACATCACCCTGTTTTCCGAAAACAGATATGTTGATAAATTGGGCAATACGATTTCCATCCTGATCTTTACGACCCGTTTCTATCGCCATGGAGAATCGTACATACGATTCTCCTCCGTTAGACGGCTGCATTCGTTCTGGATCTCTGGCAAGCCTGCCGTAAAGTGTTGCTGTAATCATAATTTTTCTCCTTTCTTAGAATGGAATTTCATCTTTTTCTAAATCCGGTTCTCCCGGAAGAACCTCGGCGATTTTATTTTGTTTCTGTTCAATTAAATAATTTGTAATTTCTCTATCCGCTGATTCCCAGTCTGCTTCCTGCGCCTTGTCCACCGTAGCGCTCTCGCCGTAAATAGACTGCATACGGGATGTCATATACGCATCAAGCAGCTGCGTTTTATCCCAGCCAAGCTGTCTCCAGATACGTTCCAGCCGTTCTCTGTGTGTTTTCTGTTTCCCATTTACGGATGGTGTTTCGGCTTTTACGGGTATTGCTTTTTGAGGGGCAGAAGACACCTGCGGAACGTTTCCTGCGTTGAGCCACTGTAGGAGGGCCTTGCCGCAATCAGCCGTAGGTGTAAAATACTGCCCATCGAACAGCTTTGTCCTGTCCTTACTGACCGTAGCTGTATGGTTCTGCGATAAATCAAAGACAGTGGTAAATTCGTACTCAATCCCGTCACGCTGAATAGGTGCCATGCCGACCTTCTGGATCTGTTTCCTTCCATTTACATCGGTCTGTATATATTCCGTCTTGCTTCGCATGGTGACAATAACGTGGAGTGGCGTATGCAGCATGGTCTCTACCAACTGGTTGTGAAGCGGCGTAATTTCACGCCATGCCGCCCAGCTATTCCCATGGTATTTACTGTCCGCTGCCTTTCCTTGCTGGTCAAGCAGGCCGCCTTCTCCACTCCATGCGTGTGACAGGCTATCGATGATAACAAGCTCAAATCCTGCCGCTTCCGCCGCATGAATGGCTTCAATATATTTCTGAGGGCTATACGGCGGGTTGATCGTCAATGTAGAATATCCGCCCAAGTCTGCATACAAATCTGCAGACCCCGATTCGGTGTCAATTACCGCCACTTTTTCCAGCGGTACGATTCCGCTTGCAATCAGAAGTGCCGAATATGTTTTCCCCGCTCCTGACGGACCCGCAATAGCCAGCCTGAGCTTGGCTTTGGATCGATGTGCTTTTTTAAATTCAATCGCCATGGTTATATCTCCTTTATATCGGAATTCCATCGAATCTGCGGCGGAAGACTGCTTAATGCGTTTTCTACTGCCTGATAGTCAAATGAACTGTTAAGTGTGATTGTGACCGTCATTACCTTAGGCCATGACACACCGGGTTCAACCTGCGGTATCGGTACTACAGGAGGCTTAGCCGCCGGCGGTGGAGCTGAAACAGCGGGCGAGGATACCTGCCTTGCATTCTCATCCATCTCATGGCGGCGCAGCGCTTCCTCATTGATTGTGTTTTTAATGATTTCGGCTGATGTGTCCAGCAGCTCGTCTGTCAGGAAATATTCCGTAATGGGCGTCGCCAAAGCATAGTCTCTATTGGCTTTTTCTATCTGTAGAAGTGCCAGCTCACGGCGGGAATTGCGGAGTTCTTTGAGATCATCATGCTGTTTTTGCGCAGTCACCTGTTCAGATACTAAGCGAGCAATGTCTTCATAGGTGTCCTTTAATTTTGCTGTTTTATTCATCCACTTGGACAGAATCTCGCAAGAGCGGAACTCTTCACGTATTCCCGCGTCAAATGCCATTTCTTCATACTTGTGCAGAATGACTTTTGTTACGCCTTCCTGCCGTCTCGCCTCATAAGCGTCAAGCTGTTCCCGCAGTGGTCGTTCCGCTTCATTCACAATTTTTAAAAGTTCCTTGCAGGCATCCGTGAACTGGTCCATCGGCCGGCGGAGCTGTCGTTTCCCGTTGACTTCAAATTTCTGAATACTCGTCCGGAGAGACACCACTTCGCGGAGAGTTTTTTCCATGTCCTTTTGGTTTTGATCAGTAACGACTAATCCTTTATATTTTTCTGTGATTATCTGCAAATTCTTCTTTACATCTTCAAAATTAGTCGTTACGTTGAGATCCGCGGAAAGAATCTGCGGTTCAACAATCTGAATCTCTGTTATTTCAGCTTTCGTATCTATTGTTTTTTGTTCTTTTGTATCCATTGCTATATCTCCTTTTTTAATTTTGTATAATGTGCCCATCGCAGAATTGGTTTCCCTCCGGGAGTATACCCCGTTCTCATCAAGGCCGTTTCTCCGACCTTATCCGCCAATATCCCATTGATTGGCGGAGCTTCACGCCCTCTTGGCTCACTGATTTTTGCTCCTACTTTCAAGGTATTAAATACTTCACGTTCCATGCTTTTACCTTAATTAATCAATCAGCGTTGTTCAGCAGATCATCAATAAGGATATAAACCGCATAAGCATTTCCGACTAATAGCCCGAGCTCTGTCAGTTTTCCGTCAGATGCAATAAGCCTTTTTTTGTTTTCTACTATCCATTTTTCAAGCTTTATGTTCACCGGTCTTAAAAAATCACATAACTCATTTGTTACTTTTTGTAATTCTTTGTCCATTTGTCTAATCCTCCATTTTCTGATAATATAGAGGCGGAAATATCACTCACATTTTCCGCCTGCCGATTGATAATTGCAGTTATCAGTCGGCTTTTTCATTGATTTTTCATCTCATTGATATCCAACTTGTTAATAAAAAGAATTATTTCCCAGAAAATTTCTAAACGTACACTCGCTTTAGCTGCGTTTATCATGTCGCCTTTTTTACCCAACTCCGCATAAATATTCGACTCTTCCTTATACCTGCGGATTAAATATTTGACTACCTGTCCAAACTTTTCTGTGTTATCCATTTCGTGCATCCTTTACTTTTAAAAACCCTGACTGTCTAAATCTGACTTTATTTCGCGGATAATGCATTCGATTTCGTGTCCCCACAAATACCGGTATGTTTCTTTACATATTTCTAATATCTTCAGCACTATGTTCCAATCTTCTTTAGCCAGTGTTACGGTAAATTGTCTGTCATCCATTCCGCGCCTCCTCAACTCTTACAATCACTAAGGTTCCCGGCTGCAGGTTCCCGACGTCCTTTATCCTATTATCTTTCTTTGCCTGCCAGACAAGTTTTCGCAGGTCTTCTTTATCCGTGGCTATTTCGCCACAGATATCCCAGAGCGTGTCGCCTGCCCTTACCTCCCGGCGGTACTCGACAATTCGAGTTTCCGGAAAAAGCCTGTTGCAGATTTTTTCCGCATCCACCGCGGCACCTGCTACCAGTACGGCTGACATTAGCGCCGCTGTGAAAATCAACGGTTTATTCATAATCCCTCCTGCACCGCCGCCGTATTGGCGGCGGCGCAAATCTGTCGAATAATACCTCGTAGGCGTTCGTTTTCTTGCTTCTCAAACGATAATTCATTCCGTAGTCTTCGCAATGCGGAAGGGCGGAAATCGTCAGGCTTCTCACCGACCATTGCCAGCACATCCCGCTTTAGAAAACGGATAGCAGACAGATTTTTCACCGCCGGAAGGATGCCGTCATTTTTCATGCGGTAGACGACATCCGTTGATACACCGAGAATTTCGGCAGTTTCCGCGACAGTATACGTTCTTCGTTCCATTTTTCGCTCCTTTCTTCTTTCTATAAATTCCGTGGTAGGTTGTTATAACTTAGTTTTTGTTAATTTTTGTTTACTTTAAGTGAACCTTGAGGGTAAAAAAATATCGTCCATTTTGCAATTATATAAACGACAAAGAGCTTCAAAATTCGCTTTATCAATTTCAGTTTTGCCATTTTCCCAATTTACGATTGTCTGTTTGTTCTTTCTTAATCGTTTCGCTACATCTGATTGAGTCAGTTTAGCATTTACCCTTGCCGCCGGTAAAGAAACCTTCATCTTGTCACCCCTCCTTTCTTCAATTCGTTATCTGTATTATAGTTTACTTTAAGTGTACTGTCAATACCCAAAGTAAACTATTTTTTGTTTAAGTATTGATTCGGTTCACTTTTTGTAATAAAATGAAATCAAGGAGGCCTTCTCTATGGATAAATATAGACTAATTTTTATTAAGAATCTAAAGAGATATATGGATGTCTTTCAAATGAATCAAGTTGATTTAGCAACCAGAATGCAAGTAAATAAATCCGTCATTTCTTCCTGGCTAAGCGGTACCCGTTATCCAAGAATGAATACAGTAGAAAAACTTGCTACTATTTTTCATATAGAAAAATCTGATCTTATAGAAGATAAAACTGATAAACAATCTTCCCTTGCCAAAGGCGTGCGTATCCCTGTCCTCGGCAGAGTGGCAGCGGGGATTCCGATTGAAGCTATTACCGATATTGAAGACTGGGAGGAAATTCCACAAAACATGACCCAGATGGGCGAATACTTTGCGCTGAAAATAGCCGGAAAATCCATGGAACCCCACATGCTTGATGGGGATGTCGTCATTGTCCGCCGTCAAGCAGATGTAGACAGCGGTGATGTAGCAGTAGTCTTGGTCAACGGAAATGATGCTACAGTCAAGCAAGTCAGTAAATCAGAAAACGGTCTTACTTTAATTGGATGGAATCCAGCTGTTTATACGCCAATGACATATACAAAAAAAGAATGCCAAGAATTTCCAGTTTCCATTTTAGGTAAAGTGGTTGAAATCAGAAGAAAACTGTGATTTTGTTAAATAGAAGGTATGTTCATGAATAATTTTTTCGGGACATTATTTCCTTTAGCTGTATGGAGTTGTATAATTGCATATCTGCTTCCTCTCAAACTTGTACACTTCATGGCATATATTGTTATAATTGGGGTTATTTTATATCTTTTATTTAATCTGCATAAAGAAGACAATGTTATGAAGGGCAATAAACAAAAAATGTCCCTTCTTAAATCTAATTTATCTAACCAAAATGAATTAATAATAAAGGAAAGAAAGAAAATCGAAAATCTGCAAAAAGAAATAAACTTCACTCAAAAGTTGCTTAATTCCAAGATAAGAGATATTCCTAGTTTAGCTAAAATATCTTCAGATATAAAACTGGAAAAAGATAATCGACTGGTTGACTATTTGATACGAAAACGAAGACCCGCATTTAAAGCGGCCGAGATACTTGGAATAATAAATAAAGAAAAGCAAATATTAAAACAACAAGCAAAAGAATATCAATACAAATGCTGGCTATATGAATCATTGGTTCCATACTTAAGCGAATTAGACGAAGAGGATTCTATTGCTGATATAGATAATATCCTTCTTAATCAATCCCATCAATCTCATGACGATAACGCAAAAAATTGGCTAACGCCAAAAGAATACAATAATTTATCCGATACCGAGAAATATCAATTAGCTTTGGATCGATGGTGGAGTAGAAAGAGAACCAGGGAAGAGATTGGCTCTGATTATGAAAGGTATATAGGTTATTCTTATGAATTGGACGGATGGGATGTGACATATAACGGAATCCAAAAAGGGCTAAAAGATCAAGGCATTGATCTAATCTGCCAAAAAGATGACAATTATCTTGTAATTCAATGTAAAAACTGGAATACACATAAGGTTATTCACGAAAAACATATTAATCAACTATTTGGAACAACAGTAAATTTTTATTTATCAAAGATAAATGAGAGCGGTGATTTTTCTGAATTTCACTCTTTATTAACTGGCAAAATTCTAACACCTCTTTTTATTACATCAACGCAATTATCTGGTATCGCAAAAAGAGTAGCAAATACATTGGGCGTTCACTTCATAGAAAATAAAAAATTTCTACCATACCCAATAATAAAATGCAATATAAATAAATCTACACAAGAAAAAATATATCATCTACCGTTTGATCAGCAATATGATGCCACTAAAATTAGTGGCCCTGAAGAATTTTATGCATTGACTGTAGTAGAAGCAGAAGTAGCAGGTTTTAGACGAGCTAAAAAGCATTATTTCAACTAATAGTATTTACCCAGAAAGAAGGTATCCCAATGCCAAAACATGACCCAAGACTTGACGATCTGGACTACATCATGAAAAATATGACAGGCTTCATGTGTAATCCTTTAGATCCCAATGTTCCGCCACCGACACAAGAAGAACGCCGCGAACTTGCTAAAATAGTTCAAAAACAACTAATAGAAGAATCAGAAAAGTAAATCAGTAAATCAGATGCCGGCTTGACTCTGATAGGCTGGAATCCGTCCGTTTACACACCGAAGACATACAATAAAAAAGAATGTAAGGAACTTCCGGTGACTATTCTTGGAAAAGTTGTTGAAATCAGAGGGAAATTGTAATTTTTATTAAGAAGTGAAAAGGAGTACATCTATGGAAAGCTTTACATCTATTAGTGAAAACCTTTTTGAGTCCATAAAACATATTAATGAATATAATCAGGAATATTGGTCAGCACGAGAACTGATGCCTGTCTTGGAATATAAACAATGGCGCCAATTTTCTGATACGATAGAACGTGCTAAAAAAGCCTGTGAAATAAGTGGGAATAGTCCTTCAGAACATTTTGCGAACGACCGCAAAACATCTCCCATGCCTAACGGCGGCGTAAAATATATTGATAATTACAAGCTGTCACGATATGCCTGTTATTTAATTGCAATGAATGGAGATCCGCGAAAAGAAGCCATTGCACTTGCCCAGACTTATTTTGCGATTAAAACCCGTCAACAGGAAATTATAGATAATTATGATTTACTCACCGAGGATCAAAAGCGTTTAGCCATACGGAATGAATTAAAGGCCCATAATAAATCTTTGGCAGCGGCGGCACAACAGGCTGGTGTAAGGTCCGGGTTGGAATATGCAGTTTTCCAGAATTATGGATATATGGGGCTTTATGGGGGATTAAGCGCCCAAGATATTGCAAAAAAGAAAGGATTAAAAAAAGGACAGGCAATCCTTGATCATATGGAAAGTACCGAATTGGCGGCAAATCTATTCCGGGCAACACAGACAGATGATAAATTACGAAGAGAACATATAAAGGGAAAAGATGCCGCTAATCGCACCCATTACCAAGTAGGACAAAAGGTTCGCAAGACGATTAAGGAATTGGGCGGTACAATGCCGGAAGATTTGCCGACTCCTGAAAAAAGCATCAAACAGATTGAAGGAGAACAAAAGAAACAACTGATAGCAGAATCAGAAAAGGAAAATTGTAAAAATCCATTAGAGTAATCTTCAGATATAGTTGTAATTCCCTATTATCTCTCGCTAAGGTATAATGAAACTAGAACAAAAAACGGGTTTCCGTTTTGCGGGGATGGTTTCGTTATAGATACCATCCCTATTTTTTATTCAATATAAAATCCCGCCGCCATACCGCAAATATGACGACGGGAACCGGAACGATAGAGAGTATCCTTCCGGCAATTGTAACAACCCTACCACAGGCTGGTTACGCATATATTATAGCACAATCAGCCCTGTTTCAGAAAAGGAGCTGATTTTTATTATGGAATATTCATTTTCGACGCGTGAGAAGAACGGCAGTATTTGCCTTATTCTGTCATACAAAGTGAACAGTAAATGGAAGCAGAAAACCAAACAAGGATTTAAAACCTTGCGGGAAGCCAAACAATACCAAGATAAATTATTAGCTGCCGCAAAAGAAGATGCCGCCTGCGGAGCAGATCCAGAACTTGCGGATATTACCTTTAAAAGTTTCACACAGAATATATACTTGCGGGATAAAGGATCCTCTTTAGAATATAGCACCAAAAGGAATTATTTCTTTATGCTCCGCAGCATTCCTACACTGAGCAATAAACAAATACGGGAGATCACCGCCGGAGATGTGATCAATGTCTATCAAGATATGGGACGATTCAGCGAAGGCACAAGAAAGAATCGTTTCGCCCAGATTCGTGCCATCTTTAACTATGCCATCAATCCGTATAAAATTATTACAGCGAATCCGGCAGACAGTGTCACACAAGCAAAAGATAAAACCATCCGGAGAATAAAAGCATTGACAGAAAAAGAATCATTGCAACTGCTTGACGCATTAAGTGATACATCCATTTTTTACATGATCGCTTTCATTGCTCTTAATACCGGCATGAGATATGGAGAAATAGCCGGATTGACATGGAACAGTATCAATTTCACCAGACAAACAATCACCATAGATAAACAGTATAACTGGATATCTCCCGAAAAACGGGGATTTAAAGCCGTAAAATCACGAAACGGAAACCGAACCATACATATGAATACGAAATTGGCAGCCAGATTAAATACGTGGAAACTGAATACCCCTGTAGCTATTGACGGGCGCGTTATCCCGACAACACCAAGTACACATGCTCTCATGAATAGGCAGCTGCGTAAATTAAAACAGGGAATTTCCGTTCATACCCTGCGACACACCTTTGCCACCATGCTTTTATCAAAATCAAAGGATATTAATCTTGTTGCGGCTGTTTTAGGGGATAATGTCGCTACCGTAGCAGCTACCTATATTCATTATACAGATGATATTCGCAAAGAAGCAGACCAATATATAGAAACCATGTACAAATGAATTTTTGCCGTTTGTCTGCCGTCTACACAAAAAGTCCCCAAATAACGGGGACTTTTCAGCTTATACCTTTTTATAGCATAAGCCTTATTAAGATATGTTGAGAATCGTTGTGTTTGTGTTTTGTCGATTTTACCGAGTGGCCAAGAAATAATGATAAAAACAATAACCGTTAAAATGCGGTATTTTAGCTAAAATTTTTGCCGTATTTTTGCCGCCCAAAGAAAAGAGCAGGGATTTCTCCCCGCCCCGTCTTTTAACTTGCTTTACAGAACCATATCCGAAATGCCAGCATTGCTCTATGTATACTTTGCACGTTATGAATTTTCCATCCTAAATATATTTTCCATCGGTAATTCGTGTTCAGAATTCGCATGGAATTATATATTTTCCAGTATTTTAAATCCCGCGTAACAAATATATTTCTTTCGGATTCTCCTGCTCTATAATCATCAATGACTACTACATTATCCGGATTGATTGTCGCTCCGAACCAGTCGACAGCAAAACCATATGCACAGTTTCTCATTAACCAAAATACACGGCAGTAATACCTCTTTAATCTATCAATTATCGGTAACGGTGCAATATTAATTGATTTTTTCATAACCCGTCCATAGTTCGAATCATATCGTTTCTCCGCCCAGTAGTATTTATAGAAATCATACCGCATCCAGTCTGGTACATATTTTATCACGCAGTCTTCGCTGTCACAAGAATCATCAAATGTCTGCCACTTCCTTAAGAATCCGTGCAATTCACCGTCCTTGTCGGCAAACAATACTACAATCGGATTGGTGATATAGCAGATTATCATAATGAGTAATTGTAACGGCGCATACAAAAACCATCTCATATAATCCTCCTTAAAAAGAAAAGAGCCCTGATGCAATTTCCACATCAGAACTCTTTTTCTGGTCCGCTTTGTGCAATACTCCACGGCTCAATTAATTATATTATACCATAGATTAATAAATTTTGGATCACCTCCGGGAGATTGCCGCTCCCACGGCTACAACCGTTGCCGCTATCCACATATTCCGTTGTCGTGTTTTAATTTTGATTTTCCGTTCTGCCTCGCGCTCGTACTTGTTGAATGATTCTCTGGCAATTTTCAATGAGTTCTGCGTCCGTTCGTTCAATTCTTGAGATTTCCTGATTTGCTCGTTCGCTATTTTCAATTGCTCTTGAGCCTCGCTCAGTTGCTTCGCTTGCTTGTCTAAGAGTATCGACTTGTCCCTGCTGTGCTGTTCGAGCGTTGTCAAGTTCATTTCTAACTGTGTCAGCTCCATTTCGGAGATCATGAATACTTGTTCTGCCTGCGCATGTGAACCATACAACGATGGCGACAACCACAACGACAGCAAGACCGCCGATAAAATAAGCCCTTTTTTGATTTTCCACATTTATACCTCCAGTTTTATTTTTTCGATTTCTGCTCTTATCTCCAAGCATTTAAGATAATTCCCCATGTACCTTGCTTGCCTTTCTAATATTTCAATATCACAAGTTGGAGTAAAATCAAGTGTTCCTGCTTCATATTTAATAAGCATCTGGTGTAATTTGTCATACCGGATTTTTGTTTGGTAGTATTCTGTCTTGAATCTTTCTTTATAATCTGTGCTCTCCATCATTTTTACAGTTTCATTTAATTCCATTTTAGATATCCTCCTTGAACTCTTCATAAGTTTCTTCAAATATATCCCTTCGACATGGATATATTTCTCTACGAATACCTTTGATAATAAAATCGTCTTTTCTTGCTTTTTGAACGCCTTCTAATGTTTCAATTTCTGCCGTTCCATCTGTATTCATCTTTACAATTTGTTTTTTAATTGCATCCTTTAACCATTCATCATGGTTTCCGTCCAATGCGCATGCTTCTACAGGAATTGCTTTTTCCTGATAGTTCATTTTTTATCCCCCCATCACAACATCCGCATCAAACAGTTTCCCTTCAATGTTTTCGGATTCCGTATACTGCCAGATATGGGCACCCGGATAATCGCATTTTGAATCAAACTGCGCACACCATATTGCACATCCGCCCAGCTGATCAACATCCAGAATATTCACCAGCCAGTCATAACAAGAATATAATCCCACATATTCATAACCTGCATCCCACAAGCGATTAATGAAGACGTTGCAGATATTTGTCAGTTCCTGATTATCCGGCATGCCATGACGTTCTTTGTAACCATCTCCATCTTCCATGTCGAACCACACGCCCATCGGCAATTTATCTGTGGTCAATCCGCACTCTTCAAGCGTCTGAATAACAAAATCCGCCTCGATACCTGCCACATCGTCAGATAATGCATAAGAATAATGATAAATGCCGATTTTCAGCCCTGCTTTTAAAGCGCCATTCACATTATCGTAAAACTGGCTGTCT